GAAGAAGAACAAAACTATTTGTTCAATGCAATTAACACCATTCCTGCGGTTCAAAAGAAAGCACAATGGGCTCTAAAGTGGATCGGGTCCGAGTCATTTATTGAACGATTGATTGCCTTTGCGGCGGTTGAAGGGATCTTCTTCTCAGGATCATTCTGTTCAATTTTCTGGCTCAAGAAAAGAGGTTTGATGCCGGGCCTTTCCTTTAGTAACGAACTTATCTCACGAGATGAAGGGTTACATTGTGACTTTGCGGTTCACCTTTATAACAACCATATTGAAAACAAATTGACAAAAGACCGGATTATGGAAATCATCGGTTCGGCACTTGAAATTGAAAAAGAGTTCATCACCGAATCACTTCCTGTTGATTTGATCGGAATGAACAAAGACTTGATGAAACAATATCTTGAATATGTTGCGGATCGTTTGCTAGTTGATCTTGGGGTTGGAAAAGTTTATAATTCTGAAAATCCTTTTGATTTCATGCAAAATATCGCAATGGAAAATAAAACCAACTTCTTTGAGAAAAGAGTTTCCGACTATTCCAAAGCTGCGGTGGGTGTGAACGAAGGAAAATCATTCTCAACAGACGAAGACTTCTAAATTATTAAAACAATGTATGTAACAAAAAGAAACGGAGAAAGGGAACCTGTAAAATTTGATAAGGTAGTTCTCAGAATTAAAAAGCAAACCTATGATCTGAATACAGATTATGTTGATCCGATTAGTGTATCGAAGAAGGTAATTGCGGGAATTTATGATGGAGTAACAACGGATCAATTGGATAAGTTGGCAGCTGAAACGGCGGCATCAATGATTCCGATTCACCCTGACTATTCATTCTTGGCTTCAAGAATTGCGATTACTTCACTATACAAACACGTACCCAAAGAGTTCACTACGGTTGCTAAAAATCTATACGACTATATCAATCCTAAGACAGGTGAAAGGGCGGGTATGATTTCCGATGAAACCTACGCAGTTATTAAAAAACACGGAAAGGAATTAAATGCGATGATCGTTCACGATCGTGACTTTGAGTTTGATTTCTTTGGTTTCAAGACTTTGGAAAAATCATATCTCTTGAAGATAGATGGTAATGTTGCTGAAACACCACAACACCTTTATATGAGGGTTGCCGTTGGTATTTGGGGTGATAACTTGGAGATGGTACAGAAGACATACGATATGTTGTCACAGGGTCTCTTTACCCACGCCACCCCCACCCTCTTCAATGCTGGTACGACCCGTCCACAACTTTCTTCTTGTTTCCTTTTGGATATTGACGATGATTCAATACCCGGTATTTACAAGACCCTTTCTGATTGTGCACTTATTTCACAATCTGCGGGTGGTATTGGTATTAACATCCACAAAATCCGTTCAAAAGGTTCATATATTAAGGGAACCAACGGAACATCCAATGGAATTATCCCGATGCTCCGTGTTTTTAACGAAACTGCGAGATATGTTGATCAGGGGGGTGGAAAAAGAAAAGGTTCAATTGCCATCTATTTGGAGCCATGGCACGCTGACATCTTTGAATTCCTTGATTTGAGAAAAAATCACGGTAAAGAAGAGCTTAGAGCTCGTGACTTGTTCCTCGCTCTTTGGACACCCGACCTTTTTATGAAGAGGGTTAACGAAGATGGTGATTGGACATTGTTTTCACCCAATGAAGTTCCTGGTCTTATTGACGCATATGATGATGAGAATGATCTTAAGTTCACCCGTCTTTATGAACACTATGAAAGTGAGGGTAAAGGACTCAAAACTGTAAAGGCAAGACTTCTTTGGGAGAAAATTCTTGATTCACAGATTGAAACAGGAACTCCATATATGCTTTATAAGGACGCGGCGAACAAAAAGACGAATCAGAAAAATCTTGGAACGATTAAGTCTTCCAACCTGTGTACCGAAATTCTTGAATATACGGACAAGAACGAAACAGCAGTTTGTAACTTGGCATCTATCGCTCTTCCCAAGATGGTGGAAATCCCTACTGGTAAAGTTAGGAGTCGTAATAAAAGATTCAGAACCTTTGACTTTGATAAGTTGTTTGATGTTACTTACCAAGCGACCATAAACCTCAATCAGGTGATTGATATCAACTATTACCCAACACCTGAAACCAAAACATCCAATATGAAACATCGTCCTATTGGATTGGGTGTTCAAGGATTGGCTGACACATTCGCTATGTTGGGTTATGCGTTTGAATCCGATGAAGCGAAGACCCTCAACAAGGAAATCTTTGAAACGATGTATTATGCGGCGTTGTCGGCGTCTAATGACTTGGCAATTCAACACGGATCATATGAATCATTCAAAGGATCACCGGCTTCAAAAGGTATTTTACAATTTGATATGTGGAATATCAATGAAGGTGATGATCTATCAGGAAGATGGGATTGGAACAAGTTGAAGACATCGATTGTTGAAAAAGGATTGAGAAACTCATTATTGTTGGCACCGATGCCAACCGCATCTACAGCACAGATTCTTGGAAACAACGAATGTTTTGAACCCTTCACTTCCAACTTGTACAAGAGAAATACCCTTTCAGGAGAATATGTTGTAATCAACAAATATCTTGTGGAGGATTTGGTTGATCTCGGTCTTTGGAACAACGAAATCCGAGTTAAATTGTTCGCTGAGGAAGGATCAATTCAAAATATCAACGAAATTCCTGACCACATCAAAGAAACTTACAAGACAGTTTGGGAGATGAAAGGTAAAAATCTTCTTGATATGGCAAGAGACAGAGCGATCTTCATTGATCAATCACAATCTCTCAATATGTTTATGAAAGATGTTACTCACTCAAAACTTTCTTCAGCACATTTCTACGGTTGGGGACTTGGACTAAAGACGGGTATGTATTATTTGAGAACCAAAGCTAAAGCTTCGGCACTTAAAGGACTCGGAGTTGATATGAATGAAATAAAAATCAATGAAGATTATTTGATACAATCGGTTCCTGTAACACAGGTAAATATTCCTGATGAAATCACAACCGAGATGATGTCAAAAGTATGTTCAATAGATGATCCCGACTGTTTGACTTGTTCAGCATAACAAATAAAACTCCAACCAAGTGTTGGAGTTTTTTATTTCTAATAATATTTATTTTTCATGAGACAATTAATTAAAAGAATATTAAAGGAAGAATTTAATGTTCCACAACCAGGTGAATCATCAGGTGAACCAATATCACAAGAACAAAAAGATAATATGGATTGTAGAGTAGATTATCTTACCATAGATGAAATTTTGGATGGAAGAATAAAAGATATACCATATTATAAAGAAGTTGTGGAAGATATAATGAATAAAGATTATTCATGGGGTGTAACAAAAAAGGTAATAGAGTATGCTAACTATATGAAGAATAATCCTCAATCTTTGGAAATCTTACCACCTATTGTAGTTATAGATGATAAGATACAAGATGGGGCACATAGAATATCGTCTATATTTCTGTTGTATCAATATATGGATAGGAATAATTCTTTTTGGACTAATGTTAAATTAAAAGTAGAGTTTTGTTATACGTAAATCACCACATAGTGGTAGGGGTTTTTTATTTCTAATAATATTTATTACTATGAGAGAATTAATTAAAAGAATATTACGGGAAGAAGCTAACTGGAAGTGGGATAGTTTTGACGATGCAATTCCGTTACCTGATGGGGAGTTAAAAAAATATATTTTACATTCCACCACTATAGATCCATTATTAATTTACAATAATGGTATTGAACCTCATTGTGCTTCAAAATCTTCACAATGGACTAACTATAGATACCCATGTAGTGTTTTCGCCATGAATGGGTATCATGAAATATGGTCACAACGAGATACTGAAGGGGTTGTGGTTATTGATACAACATTATTAAAAAACAAATGGTGGTATGACCCAGCATTATATAATGAAAAACAACACGATTATACCAAAATAGCAATTGTTACTGATGAAAAAATACCTGCCGATGCAATAATAGGTGTGTTGTGTATAAGAGACCTATTTAACATGAAAAATGAATTTCATAGAACAAAATCTGATGAGTCCACACAAAAATACCTTGATGCCGTTATGAAAGAAAACTCCGAAAAATGGTCTTACGATTGTGATGCTAAGCGTGAGTATGAGCTTGAGTATGAAAGGAAAAAGAGGAATCAGGAGTTTTAGAAAAGGATTAAATTAAAAGTAGAGTTTTGTTATACGTAAATTACCGCATAGTGGTTTGGGTTTTTTATTTATAAAAATTTACTATACTATATTTATCTGTAATGGCAAACGGAAAAACTTATGGTATAGCATTTCCTTTTAGAGATTCACTCAAAGGTGACTATTTGGCACTGACTGAAACTCCCGAACAGGAAATTAGATCCAACCTCATCCATCTTCTTCTCACAAGGAAGGGATCAAGATATTTTCTTCCAGATTTTGGAACAAGGTTATATGAATATATTTTTGAACCTTTGGATGGGCCAACATTTGGGGCTATTAGAGCCGAAATTCAACAAGCGGTGGACACTTACATTCCAAACTTGAGAATTGACAATATTGAAATTATTCCTCTTTGGCAGGATACTGAAACATTTGCTAACGGAGAATATGTAAGTGACCAACCTGAATATAAAATATTTGATATTTATAGAACGGCCGGACAGGGTGTTCAAGAATACACTGCGAAAGTAAAAATTTCTTTCACCATAACCTCAGATGCATTTGAAACAAAAGATTTTGTAATACTTAATATCTAAAATGGCAAATAGTAGAATACCATATACAAGTAGGGATTTTGAGGCGGTGAGATCCGACCTCATTAATTATGTTAGACAATATTATCCCGATGTTATTGATAACTTCAATGATGCATCCATTTTCTCAGTATTATTGGATCTCAATGCGGGTATTGCGGATAACTTAAACTATCAAATTGACCGTAGTATACAAGAAACTGTACTACAATACGCTCAACAAAAATCTTCTGTTTTCAATATTGCAAGAACATATGGATTGAAGATTCCGGGTAATAGACCTTCAGTTGCGGTTGCGGATATTTCAATTACCGTTCCTGCTTTTGGTGATAAAGAAGACGAAAGATATTTGGGTGTTCTAAGGAGAGGAAGTCAGGTAATCGGTGGTGGTCAAACTTTTGAATTGATTTATGATTGTGATTTCTCTTCACAATATAATACACAAGGTTTTAATAACCGAACAAAAATACCTAACTTTGACGCAAACAATGTCCTTATTAACTATACAATCACCAAAAGAGAACCCGTCATCAATGGTATTACAAAAGTATTCAAAAAAGTCGTAACACCTGCCGATTCAAGACCATTTTTAAACATATTTTTACCTGAAAGAAATGTGTTGGGGGTTACTTCCGTAATTCAAAAAGATGGTACAAACTATGCAAATGTACCATCAAACGCGGAATTTATTTCATCGTCTGATAAATGGTATGAGGTATACGCATTGGCTGAAGATCGTGTATTTGTGGAAGATTCTACAAAGCCAAGTGACAAACCGGGTGTTAAGGTTGGAAAATATATTCAAACAAACAATAGATTTATCACTGAATTTACACCCGAAGGGTTTTTAAAAATGACTTTTGGAGGTGGTACTACTTCATCACAAGAACTTCTAAACAGTTTTTCCAATACAGGTGTCTTACCGAATATTCAAACCTTGAGTAACAATTTTTCTCTTGGTGCAACACTGAAACCAAACACAACTTTATTCATTCAATATCGTGTGGGTGGTGGTAAAGGAACAAACTTGGGAACAAATGTAATTACACAAGTCGGTACGGTTGATTTCTCAATCAACGGGCCATCAAGCATTATCAATAATCAAGTAAAAGGATCTTTGAGGGTTACCAACCCAGTCGCTGCGGTTGGAGGTGCCGACAAACCAACTTTGGAAGAGGCGAGAAACTTCGTAGCGTTCAACTTCGCAGCTCAAAAGAGAGCTGTGACAATCAACGACTATCAGTCTTTAATTCAAACGATGCCAGGACAATTTGGTGCACCGGCAAAAGTTAATATTACTGAAGAAGACAACAAAATCAAAATTCAAATGTTGTCTTATGATGCTGACGGAAAACTTACTCCGATAGTTTCAAATACCATCAAACAAAATGTTGCTAATTATCTTTCAAACTATAGAATGATAAATGACTACATTTATATTGAAAGTGGACAAGTAATTGACCTAAAGTTCCAAGTTCAAGTTGTATTGGATGCGGTTCAAAATCAGGGAGAAGTAATAACAAATATAGTTAACACCATTTCAACATATATGGACCCTATCAACCGAGTGATGGGTCAAGATGTCTTCATCGCTGAACTCAACAGTTTGATTCAAAATGTGGCTGGTGTTATTACCGTTACATCAATAGATGTGTTTAATATGTTGGGTGGTCAATACTCATCAGATCCGATCAGTCAACCTTATTCTGACGAAACCACAAAACAAATTCAATTGATAGATCAAACCATCTTTGCTCAACCAAATCAGATGTGTCAAGTGAGGTTCCCAAGTAAAGATATTTTGGTATCTACAAAAAATTTCTCGGGAGTCAATATCTCCTAATGATTTTTCTTGGTATATGATTATTTTATAAAATACGAAATTTCGTATTTATAAAAAAATGCCCGACTTATGTCAAAAAGTTTTAGAATAAGAACTGAAGTAGGAGTTGATCAACAAATCCAACTTGAACTCAACCAAGATTTTGATTATTTAGAAATACTTTCTTTAAAGTTAAGACAAAGTGATGTCTATGACCGAAATTGTTCAGATTATGGTGTCATTGCTGGTAGAGTAATAGTAAACAAAGGTTATGGGGTTCCAAATGCAAGAGTATCAGTTTTTATACCTCTATCTGATATTGATTCTTTAAATCCCTTAATATCAACACTATACCCATATAGAGATTTATCCACCAAAAATGAAGACGGATTTAGGTATAATCTGTTACCTTATGAACCGAGTTATCCTGGTCATGCGGCAACAGGTTCATTTCCATCGGCGAACGATGTTTTGACAAGATCGGAGGTTATTGAGGTTTACGATAACTACTATAAGTTTACCACTAAAACTAATGAAAGTGGTGACTTTATGATTGTAGGGGTTCCCGTAGGTGAAGTTGCGTTAAATGTGGATTTGGACCTATCGGATATGGGTTGTTTTTCTTTATCACCATCCGATTTGATAAGAATCGGAAGAGCATCCGAAGGTCAGTTTGAGGGGGGTAGATTCAAAAGTTCAACAGATTTAGAAAGTTTACCGCAAATTGTGAACTTTGTAAGAAGTGTAAATGTAAGTCCATTTTGGGGAAATAATGAAATATGCCAGATTGGTATCGCTCGAGCGGATTTTGATTTGAGAGATTTGGGGATTACTATAACACCTCATTCTGTTTTTATGGGATCCACATTCTCCTCATCCAATACTGACTATATCAAAGATCAAGGAAGTGGAAATAAACCTTGTAAGGTCAAGCCAAAACTTGGTGATTTATGTGCTAGTCAAACATCACCAGGACGAATCCTATCCATAAGACAAACGGAAGGGGTAGATGAAAATGGGGATCCCGTTCTCGAACAATTCAATTTAGAAAATGGTGGTAGGGTAATCAATGAAGACGGATCTTGGCTTGTAGAAGTTCCAATGAATTTAAATTTTGTAACCACAAATGAATTCGGAGAACAAGTTCTTTCTAATGATCCAACCGTTGGTATTCCTACTGAGGGTAAATATAGATTCAAAATTGAATACGATACAAATCAAAAGTTTAGTGATGTTCTTCAGAGAGCTGACTTTTTGGTTCCGAATATCCGAGAATACGGTTGGGATTCGGGAGGTAGTCAAGATCCTGCTTTTGCTGACGAAAATACAAATCAAAATATATTATTCCAAAAGTCATATTCTTTCAGTTTGAATTGGGATGATTATCCAAATAAAGATATTGCAATCAATTGTCAGGATTACTTCTATAATATGGTATATAACAAAGTATATACCGTAAGTAATCTGATTGATCAATACAAGTCGGCAAATGTAAAGGATAAGTTTACGGGTATTAAAAAGATATTGGATAGAACTTGTGAATCAGAAGTTAACAAATTTCCAACAAATGACGGTCACAAAGATTTTGATTTTCTTTTCTTTTTGTTACAAATATTATTGGGTATTTTATCTCCTATAATTTGGATTTTGATCTATATTGGTCACATATTATTTACCATTGTTGCCACAATTTGTTTTGTTATTTGTGCACTTAAAAGAGTTGCTGATTTAGTTAATGTTACAATTAATTGTCCTGGTTTTTGTACTGGTTGCGGAAGTG